TCGTCGCCCGTGTCAACCCCTATAGGACTTGAATCTATACAAACTTCTTGGCGGCCATACAAGGACATCTTTTGAGCCGTCTCAGGTACATCACAGTTTGCAAGTGACCCAAGAAATCGAGGGACAAACGCTTCAGGTGGTTCTAGCAAAGGAGGTCGAGAGTACCCGAACATCTTAGCAACGGACGCACCTGCTCGGCTCACAATCTCAGTAGCCTTAGAGAAAGGCCCAATCACAGGCAGACCAGATGCGGCAGCTGCCACATTGGCCACAGTTGTCAAAGTGCCGGAAACCGATAAGGGGTTAGACTTCGCTGTCTCATATTCATCGCTCGACTTGTTTTCGTCCTTACCACGTTCAATGACTTCTGACGTTGAAGTGGGCAGATACAACTCAACATCCTCCATCCATGCTACTAGTGTGACCGTCAAAGGATCAACACCGCCGTTTGCGTGTGCTAATGCGTTCAGGTCATGTACGTATAGGTAACCCATGCGTGGGAGCATAGCCGTATCAGTAAGATCGATCCAGTCGTTAGAAAGTAGCATGGGTAATTCCATGGTCGCCCCTGTCGTTGTCGTAGCATCAAACGATACATGTGGTTTCTGCATGATCTGAATCCACTCTGCAGAATCAGGCACCGAAGATGCCGTAAACACGTTATCTTGCAGAGGGAATGGCGTGTAATGCATGACAAGTTTGCCAAAATACATCGAGTTACCGTTTATAAGGAGGCGCACAACCATCTTCCCACGGAGACGGGCGAAATGGCTTATCTTTTCACTCACCGTAGGATCAGTCAAAAACCTTTCCCAAATGGCACTGACTTGGTAAAAATTAGTACCAGGGGTCCATGTGTCAGTAAAAATCCGGGTGGGACGGGACAATATAGATGCCAAATTGCCATCAGTCTCACCTGGACGTCGCTCAGTCCCATTGGACGTGAATTGATGAGAATTCTCACGCAATCCCGATGTATCGTAAAATTTCAAAGTATTACATAAAGTTTCAGTAAGCGGTTTGTTGTCTAAATGCGGAGTACAGGTGCTCATTCTGCCTCCAGACCTTGTACGTTGGTAAATACCACTGAGACGGAGTTGTACGACTCCTCCGTCTTGAAACTTTCTGGGGCTTTCACATCTCCCCCTCGCAACTTCCGATCTCGCAATCTTGGAAGTAGAAATACAAGTGGACAATTTTTCGCGAGCAAAAACCGTCCACGCATCGTCTTCAAGCGAAGTTTCCCAAAAGGGATCTGCGCTTAATTGACTTGGGCCGACCTTGGAAAACAATTGGTCAACTGGGTCTCCCTCTACCAAGTGTTTGTACGGGACTTGCCCAGCAACCTCTTCCTCTTGACACAAAGTGTGACAAAATTTTTTCCAGTACTCCAACCCATCAAATTGGCGCTCGAGACACTCCACGGCAACGGAATACACTAGAGAACGCACACGATCTGGAGCCTTGCTTCGGGTCCACACGATTCGCTTGTTAATGCTATCCCATGACAGAGGGGCATATACCTTAAGCGGTCCTGGAACCCAGAGCCGCTTCAAAAACTCAGCATCTTCAAGCGACTGATAAATATGCATCTCATCATTTTTGTCTGTGTTCGTGTAAGTCATACGAAAACTACCCATTGTGACGGCAACCGATTGGAAATTGTATCTTGGCTCTTCACGAACTGCAGCATTGTTATCATCTCCATACACAATCAACGCCACATGCGAACGGAAATCACTTATTGGTCGTTGAGTAACAACCTTCCACACCACCCTCATGTATATCTGATTCAAGATAGAGCTCAACTCAGCAGTTAACGGCACACCTGACATGACCCACCCAACAACTTGCAACCATGTACCATCAAACGCCAAGAACGATTGGCCCAGACTTTCAACAAGCGTGCGTGCCGCCAGCTTATCAACGTCCGAATAAAGCGAGCTTTCATCTATAAGATCTAACAACACTTGCATGGCACACCGGACAGCATCTGCATTGTGAGACATGTCAAAAGAACTATAATCCCCCGCAATCACCGCTTCAGTAGAGTAAGACGCCAAATATGAGTAAATATCAGACCAATCTTTTCCATATGCATTCGTCCCGATAGCAATCTCTGCATGAATAGGGTTTGCTTTGAGTGCCTGTAAAACGGGACAAAAATATTTCCGAACTGCCATAATCACGTTCATCGATGCGGCATAAAAAGTTCGTGGAACTTTCCCAATCCTTAGTGCCTCGTCCTTCTTTGTGGCAGTAAACAAACAGGCAACGGGGATCCCGCGTTCCAGACAAGCTATCATCTCATCAAATGACCGCTGTTGAACAGGTGTTAGGCCGACGAACACTTGCTCGCCATTACTATCCGTCTCGAATCTCATGAATTGCGATTTCGGCCCAAAATGTGGACACCCAGCGGAAGTATTTTGCTCCATGTGGTCAATGTGGTCTTCACCTGGTATACCACATACAATTTGGTTTAGTGTCAACGGAGGGTATATCACTCTGCATTTTTCTCGAATTTCCGCTGATCTAATTTCTGATGCCTCAAGAAGCAATCCCAAAGGGAAAGTAGACACTCCGTCCTCCATCTTATTCCGAGTCTTGCTATAATCAGTCCAATTCCCAGCTAACGCTGCAGGCCCAAAGGTAGCCAACGTCGGGTTGTCGACAAACATGTGCGCAACCTCACTTAGTCGCGTGTTCGACTTTGCTTTTGTACGACGTTCGCAATTCGCAAGAGGTACATGGACACACTTTTCCATATACCGAACATGCGCTTTTGGATGGATACCTCTTGTGGAAATAACGACATCTTCTACGCTTGTGGGCAACTCTGCGGAAGCATCAAAGTCTGAACGTAGAGTATCTCGTAGCATTTGGACACACTCAGCTATCAAGTTGTTAGTGACAACTTGGAAATACCCGACACTCCCTTGGTTTGATGCCAAAGATATACCCATTGGAGCGTTTCGCTCATAATCTAGGACAACACTTCCGCTTGTACCGACATCCACACTGGACCCATCTATAGTTCGGTACATTGTTCCGATAAAATCGGCTCTGTCAGTTTTCACACGCTGTGATCTAACTAACCTAATTTCGCGACGATTACCGCCTGAAAACAAAAAGGCCGGTCTATCACCAACTATGAAATTCATCGGAAAGTAATTTGCCAAGCTCTTTGCAGTCCCTAAATTGCGAGATATAATGAGCACTAAATCACCGTCCAATTGCCGCAAAGATACGTCGTCGAGAATGACCTGGGCCTCAACAATAGTCCCTTGCTGCTCTCTCATAACGTGTAAACACTGTCCAACTGAGACTGCGTGTTTTGGTACCAACATGGCAAACGACTGTATCATCAAACCCTCGAAGCGCTCAATGCGATCTTCCGTTCTAATTTCGGCTCTTCGTCTATTCTGATCGACTTTTGAAAGTGTGTCAGCAGTGTCTGCACCTTGGACGCTCGAACCATGATGAACTGAGCCTGGGTTTGTTTTCGTCCAATAGGCGGTACTTTTCTTGGCACTCCTTAGTGTACGCCAGGCCACTAGCACAACACCAATCAACCCAATAGCAAGACAACCTTTCCTCACCACTTTGGCTGGGTCCGGCACAATGCGACGGTACAACCGCCTATGCGTACAGTAAGTTACAAATTCCAGATACTTTCTGGCCAAGAGCCATCGCCTTTTCACTCGGCCCACTAGTGAGTCTGTGCAACCGTAATAAAACCACGCAGTACCACTGATACCAATCACTGCGAAGAAGAAGAAAACATATTGAAACACGTAGACACACCAGGGGTGAAGGCCCATGCAACTCATAAGCAAATAGCTCAAAGCGGCGGAACAAGGATCGCGTACCTTAGTCCAAGCCATATGCGTGCGGTTCAAAACAGCCGAGCATGGATCGCGCACTTTGCTCGCTATTTGGCCAAGCGTCAAGGAAGTGCTTGCCAATGCTGCTGAATCTTCGCAACGGCACACATTTGGGCACACACTGGCCAATTGCCCACGCGGGCAGTACTTGGAATTCTGAGAGACACTTTCCATAAAGCGCCGCTGCTGCTCTACGTGGGCGTCATAATCCTTCAGAATGAATTTCATGAACCCCGCAAAATCAAACACCTCCACCAATTCCCACGTGAAACCATCTGTGTCCCGATTGACTCCATCACCTAACGGGTTACGCACCGGCTTGTACACCTCAATCCGCCAGTTTGCGGGGTCAATTGCTCCGTTGGGTTCACCTATCAGGGTGGGTACTATTCTGAGGTGCAAGCGCCGCGCGATTGAGTAAGGGGAATTAGTTAATTGATTAACCATAAGGTCGCGTGTGTTGGATGAAACCAAAACCAGCTCAGCGCCATATGGTACACATCCTTTCGATTCCACATCAGCTTGATCAGTGAAAGCGGTATTATTATTGACAGCGCCAATCAAAAAATTCAATGGACTAGAATCGCCTTGCCCAGTGTTTTTACTATTACACATATCTTCGAACATTATCACTTTATGGCTCTGATAGCCCGACAGCCACTTGGTCGCGCTACAATTGTGCACAAATGTCTCTTGTGCTAAAATATCCTCTATTTCCTCGGGCGAGAGGCCTCGCGTCCCGAGGAAATTGCTGTGTCCTTCAATAGCCCTAATGAGGAGGTTACATAACGCGGATTTTCCTTGCCCTGCAGGGCCCGAAAAGAACAAACAATATGGCTGCGGTTTTGGTTTGGTGGAAGTAATTAGCACCCGTAACTTTTCACTATACTCCACCAAATTCTTATGGTACATCCCTGCAAACGCCTTATTTCTTCCTGCATTCAGTTCACCAATAAAATAAGTGGCCAACGAGTCCACTTCGGCTCTTATCTTATTAAGTGAGCGTATCCCATCTGCATTCAATCGTGGATGCCCACTCGCTGACAAAAGGTCTGCGGCACGTGACATATTCCGCATCATTCGTGTATCGTAACCACAAAACAATGTTTGCCAGCGAGAGCCCTCACCAAAAAATAGTGCAAACAGCCATTGAGTGAAATCTAGCAACATGGTCACTGCATCCATGCCCTTGACACCACCGACAAAAGTATCCCACAAGTCAGACAACCGCGTAGAATCAACTTTCAAGTTCGCAGCGCGCGCGACTGCAGCGCCGACTACGACACCTAAGACGCGCAAGAGCCTTTTAACATGGGGATTTTGCAGTAGTTGTGATCCGGTCTCCAACAAATTTGTAACAAAGCTTGACGAAACAATCTCCTCGCTACCAACACTCAGTATATCAGGTACTAAGTTTCCAAAAAGTCGGAAAAGCTCGTCAGAAAACATTCCAGTTAGCAGCTCGCAGTAACTTGTAAGCGTTCGGTGTTCTGCTGAGAATTTTTTGCTAGCGCGCAGAAATATCAGAACCTTGCACAGTATAGAGACGACGCTCTTCATGTCCACCTTTTTAAGGGACCAAGCTGTATCTGTAAAACATCCACGCATAAAGGATAATAATGAGGAGAAATCATCATTTTCACCTTCACTAGGTGGATCACGATCCTCACGTGGGTCTAAATCACCATTAACTGGATGGAATCGGGTGCCGCGAACTTTCTCGCGAGCATGTTCCATCTCGCGCGATTCTAAATCGCCATCAACTGGGTGAAATCGACTACCACTCACTTTCTCGCGGGCACGTTCCATATCGCGCGAATCTAAATCACCATCAACTGGGTGGTATCGACTGCCACTTACTTTCTTACTGGCACGTTCCATCTTCTGGGCCAATTCTGCATTCCAGCGTTCACGACGCTCTCTCCTTGCACCAATGGAACTTTCTTTGGCAGCGCTAGTGAGTTTCTCTACTGGGCTAGGATTTACTGGGGTAGAAATGGCTGCAGCAGCGGCAGCTGGTTTTAAGAAACCCTTTTTAAGACCAGAAAGAAATGAACCTTCATCAGGGTCACTAACTTTTGAAACGTCAACAAGCCCAGGAAGGTCATCATCTGTATCATAATTGGTTTTTGCTTCATCATCTTTGGGTGGGCCACCACTATCATCAACCTCAGAAGTGGAAACATCAACAAGCCCAGGAAGATCATCATCTGAATCATAATCAGTTTTCGCTTCACCATCCTTAGGTGGGCTACCATTATCGTCAACCTCAGAAGTTGATTTAAGTGTCTCGCCTTTTTTCCGGTCGTACTTTCCCATTTTTCCAACTTTGGGACGGGCAGCAGGCCATTGATGTTTGCGGCGGACCTGTTTTGAATTGGGAACAAGTTCCTCCAATTTGAGTTCAAAGAACTCTTTTGCTTGTTTTTCTGCCTGCTTGACGCAAGCGATAAAATCTTCACCTCTCGCTGGGGTCGTAACGCAGCCCTGCGGGTGTAAACCTCCACCAGAGGGAGTTTTGAGTTCTCCAACTTTGCGTGAGTTCAACATAAGTGCCTTACGCGGGGTGGGCCAAAGACCCTGAAGTCCAGAATTATATATCGGAGATGGACAGCTCCTTTCCTCACTTGTTTTTAACGACTGTATGGAGGGACACGGGTCGTGATACCGCTTCTTTCGGCACGGCTTACAACAACCAGGCTGGTATTTATTGCCCCGCCAGCTGGGACCGATATTGTTCATGAAGCACGCAAACAAGCCTATCAGCATGATTACAACACATATGCAAATGAACTTACTCTGTAGTACTTTGAAGGCAAAGACACCACTAGAGCAAACAAATTAATCACACTACAGCAGACGCTAAAAAACGCTACCTGCGCATAACAATTGGTTTTAAGCTCAAGTACATAATAGTTATAAACCACGTTAAAAGCGAGCTGGCGCACAACACCAGCAATTAAAGTAGATATCCCTCTACAAAGGGTATTAAAAAGTTCTGCAAGAA